GAAACAGGAAAGAAATTGTAAGGACAAGCAGAAGACATGGAAAAGTTACTGAAGCAAAAATACTTCTGTTTGATTCTAGTACAAGGAGAACAACCATAAATGAAATTTACATCAATAGTCAGGGATATTTTATCATAAGAGATCAGAAACGTTTAAGATTGGAAAAATTCAAGTAACAGATGTGAGAGAAGCCCTCGTTAAAACTTTTAATTTTAAATCCTAATTTTCTATTTTTGAAATGAAAACAAGTGGAGCGTTTACAATTCGACAACCGTTTACGAAAAAACGGAAAGGGAGCATTGGAGAGCTATAACATCACGACAGAAGTTAAAGTCGTTAAAAACTTGCTGGCACAGACTCCTATAAAATTTTTATTGTTTGATTCTGATTTCTTTTTAAATTGTGCCAGTTGTTTTATGGACAGTTAGCCTAATGGTAAGGCAGCAGTTTGCTAAACTGTGGAGGTAAAACTCTTATCGGTTCGAGTCCGATACTGTCCGCCAATTTCTTTAAAATGATTTTTAAATTTGATAATTGAGTGAGGTGAGAATAAAAAAATCGGACAAAAGTCCGATATTGAATGACTTGGGTTAGGTCATTCAGAAATTGTAGTAATTATATTATAACACAACTTAGGGCAAATTACAACAATTCAAAAAAATATGGGAGGAAAAGGAAATGAGGGATATAAGAAAAAAGAACTGGTTCTGGATAGAAAACGCTCTTGTAGACAGAGAAGATATAGGAGCTATGGAAAAATTGATATATATGTTGCTGGCAAGATTTGCGGATCAGGAGGGCAAATGTTTCCCAAGTCAGGAAAGATTATGCAAAATATCAGGAATAAAAGACTACAGAACTATAGTTAAATATATGGAATCCTTAGAAGAGAAGGGTCTGATATCTATCAAAAAAGAAAAAGGAAAGAAAAATACTTATTATCTTAAAAATGTAGAAAAAATAGAAGAAGTACCTGCAAAAAATGTAGGTGCAATAAATGCAGGTACAAAAAATGTAGGTGCAAATTTTGTAGAAGAAGTACCTGCAAAAAATGTAGGTCAAACAATACACAATGAACAAAACACAAAAAAAGAAAAAAATAAAAAAGAAAATTTTGATCATACTAAAAAACTTTTGAACTACATAGAAACTTTAGAGATTGATTCTGAAAAAAAGAAAATCTTTAAAGAATGGGTAGAATACAAAAAATCTAAATGTCAGTACAAAGATACTAAATCATTAGACATTCTTGTCAAACGATTTATTAAATACTCTGTACAGGAATTAAGAGATATCATAGAAAAATCAATAATGAACAACTACTCGGGAATTTTTGAGCCTAAAGTAAATAATAGTTCTAGTCAAGAAAAACATAATGAAGTTTCAAAAATGACTCCTGAAGAACGAGAAAGAATGATAAAAGCTAAATACTTTGGAGGTGCTTAAAATGAATCATAGAACTAAACTGGAATATATGTTGCTTGGAAGACTTATGGTATTTCATGAAAACATAGAACTTGCACTTGAAAAAGACTTGAAAGCTGAATGGTTTTCAAGAGAAGAACTTCGGAAAGTATTTATTCAGATGTCAGAGATGTTTCAAAATACAGGACAGTTTGAAGTTTCAGGAATAGAAATTTCTGATGAACTGTTAGATGTACTGTATGATTATGGTTCTTTTATCACTTCGGTAGATATTGCCATAAGAGAACTAAAAAAAGAATATCATAAAGACTTATTCCAAAACAAAATCAAAGAAATAATGGAAAATGAAGAACTGACTACTGAGCAGAAATCATTGGAAATCAGGGAGTTATCAGAAAAAATAAATGAGGAAGAAGACGAAAGTTATAAATTTCTAAAACCTCAGGAATTGCTTAAAAATTGGGCAGAAAAAATTGAAAATAAAGTTATGAATGGTGTTAAAAGTCCATTTCCTAACATGCAGAAATATTTCAATTTTCTAGGGGGGCAACTGATTATAATTGGTGCTAGACCTTCAATGGGAAAAACAGCACTGGGACTTACGTTTTTTAAGGAAACGGCTAAAAGACATAATTCGTTATTTGTAAATTTGGAAATGAATGAAAGTGAAATAACTGAAAGGATTTTAGCAAGTGAAGCTGATGTTCCACTTAATAGATTGAGTTTCAGGGAACAGACTGACAGGGAAACTTCCGCAATAAGTGAAGCAATTGCAACTATTGATAATATGCAATTTGACATTCTTTACTGTCTAAAAATGGATTTTGAAGTAATTGTCAATAAGATCCGTGTTGCACATAAAAAAAATCCTTTCAAGCTTATTGTGATTGATTATCTTACTATGATGAGAAGTGGTAAGAAATTTCAAAACAGGAATCTGGAAGTTGAATATATGGCAAATGCCCTTAAAATGCTTTCGAAAGAGCTTAATACCTGTATTGTAGTACTTGCACAGCTTAACAGAAGCAATGAAGCAAGGACTGGGAAAAATAAAAAGCCTGAAATGTCAGACTTAAGAGATTCAGGAGGAATAGAACAAGCGGCAGACATTATAGGACTTCTGTACAGGGAAGACTACTATGATGAAGAAATGAAAAATGAAGATTTTGTGTTTTTGGAAATGTTAATCAGAAAAAATAGACAGGGAAGAACTGGAGACATAACATTTGGATTTCAGAAGTCAAGTCAGAGAATAAGTGGAGGTAGAGATGAAAACTAAGTATCAAATAATTTCAGAACTAGAAAATAGAAATATCAAAATTGACAAAGAGATAGACAGATTAATACAGGAAAAACTGAACAACAAAGAGAAAATAGAACAGTTGAGCAGTTTTAATAAGGGATAAAATGGCAAAGAAAAGCAAAAAGCAATTAGTTTTGGACGAGCTGAAACAATTTGTGAGAGATTCATTTCATAACTTTGATTTGTTATTAAGTCCTGATGACTTTGCTTTGAAATTCATAACAATCAAAAAGCAAAGTAAACATTTAAGATTTATCAGTGATGAAAATATTATTTTTTCTGAAATATTAGAAAATTTAGATGAAAATTTCATAGATGAAATAGTATTTTTCCAAACTATAATTAGCAGAATAAATTTTATTTTTCAGAAAATAAAAGACACTACATATCTTTTCAAAAGTGACTTTATAAGTTCTGATGTTATAGAAAAGGCTAAAAATATTTATTACAGCTTTAATGAAGATGTTAAAAAATTTGATGACATTTTCGGAGCTTATCTATCTCTGTATGCTTTAGCAAAGAAAAATCAGGAACTTATAGAATACAGAGATGAAAAAGGAAAACAGATTGAAGAAATGTACAAAAACGATAATCTTTTAATTCACAAGTCGATTGTTGTTTTTGAAAAGACTGAAAAAATAATTGCAGACAAAATTTGGAACGGAACTTTAGACTGGAATTGGAGAGGAGAAAATGGGGAAATATTGGACTACAGGAGAAATAGAAGATTTGAGGATTCTCAAAACAATTGAAGGGCTTACTAATAAAGAAATTAGCAATATTTTAGAGAGAACGGAAGCATCAATTTTCTCTAAAACTAAAAAATGTAAATTGTTAAAATTTGAAAACTGGACAAAACAAAGTGATGAATTGCTTGAAAAACTTGTTTTTAATACATATCGAAAAATAGAAGAAATTGCTAGGAAATTAGGGAGGACAGAATTAGCAGCAAAAACAAGAATGAAAGAGTTATTTGGAAGCAGCAGCATACAAAAACTTAGAAATTTAAGTTTTTTGAATAACTCTGAAACCAGGTTTATGGAAAGTGAAATAGAGTTTCTGAAAAAAAATTATTATAAAAAAGGTGCAAAAGAATGTGCAAAAATTTTAAAAAGAACAAGTCAATCTATAGTAAAAAAAGTATACAAATTAAAAAAACATGGAGTTGAATTTGAGGAGCAATTTATTCCGAGATTTAATGGAAATATGCGGGGATATGTGATTTATTCGAGCAAAACTGGGAAAATAATAAAAAGATATAACACTCTTGAGGAATGGGCGAGGGAATAGATTAATGAGAATAAAAATCTATTTCATGGAAATAATAGATATGTATGGACAGAAACATCAGATAAAGTCAGATAACTATGAAAAGATATGGGCATTTGTTAAGAGGCACAAGGGAGCGATTAAAGGACTGCATTCAGGTAGTAAAACGGTTTCGGAAAAGAAATTCGAGGAAATACAAAAAGAAGAAAATTTTAAATAGGAGGAATAATGGGAATAAATTATTTAGAAATCACAGATGACATGTCATCTGAAGAAATAGACAAAGCAATAAATGAATTTCTCAGAGAAGGGAATGTTGAAAAAAAGGACTCGGAGGAATTTAAAAGTCCCAAACATTATAAACTTGAAGGCTTAAATGTTGAATCAATAGAAGTCATTAAGTCGGTACTAGGACAAGAGGGATTTAAGGCATTCTGTAAAGGAAATACAATGAAGTATCTTATAAGAGCAGAAAAGAAAAACGGCTTAGAAGATTACAAGAAGGCTAAAACATATTTAGATTGGTATTTGAGAGAATGTGAAAGCAATGATTAAACTTGAATTGCCAGTTTATTGGGAAACAAGAAAAAATAAACTTGAACTAATGAGCCTAAACTGGTACGGGAAAACAAATAAATTTGAACGGAATAAAATAAAAAAGGAATATCATAAACTGATAAAAATACAGTTACTTAAAAACAAAAAAAAAATTAAAGGGAAATATCGAGTTAATTACAAATATTTTTATCAAAATTCAAGAAGTGATCTAGATAATGTTGCAGCAGTTATTGCAAAATTTTTAAATGATGGCTTGAAGGAGTTGGGAATAATCGTAGATGACAATGTAAAATATCTTGTCAATAGTCAATTATCAATTGGTGGCTGCGATAAGAAAAATCCTAGAATGGAAATAGAAGTGGAGGAAATATAGAAATGGAAGCACTAAAGAAATTTGATATAGAAGAATTACTTAAAAGACAAGCAATGCTAGATAAGAAATTTGATGAAAAGGAAACAGCTAGAAAAAGAACTGCAAAAAGAATAAAAGTAGCATATCTTGCAGAAGTAGGCGAGCTGATACAGGAATTAAAAAATGACTGGAATTATTGGAAAAATAGTACAAAAAAAATTAATAAGCAAAGAGTACTTGAGGAATTGTCGGACTGTTTACATTTTTTATTAAGTTATTTAAATTTAGTAGAAAAATATTGTGTTGACAAAATTGATTATGAAATTAAGGACATTGAGCAAGCAATAATCATTCTTAGCGAAATTGAATGGTTATTCAATTCTCGAATATATAATGCTATGGAATATATTTTTAATTATGTAGGAGCAACGGAAGAAGAGTTTCTGGAAATACATCACATGGTTTGGGAAAGAAATATGGGCGAACGAACTAAGGAGGAGTATTAGTGCAAATACTGACAAATACAAAGTTCTTACAGACAGTGGTAATGCTTTTTAGCCTTTATCTGCTGTATAGAATGAATAAGAAATAATCAAAATCAACAAGGACAATGGCAATTTAATAACTGTGAATTAATCTCAAATACTTGAAAATATTGAGGAGTTTATAGAGTAATGAAAAATAAATAAAAAGGAGTAAATAAAAATGAATGAGCTAACGATAAAAAACATTAAAGAAAATATAACAAGTTTAGAATTATTGAAAAAAATAAATAAATTGAGAAAAGAAGAGGGAGCAAGAAAAGAATTAAGACACGATACCCTTTTAAATATTATTAGAAAAGAATTTAACTCAGAAATTAACGCCCAAAAAATATTGGAGGTTAAATATATAGATAAAAAGGGAGAAAAACGACCAATGTTTATTTTAACATTGAAACAAGCATTAAGAGTTTTAACTAAAGAAAGTAGATTTGTAAGAGGAAAAGTATTTGAATATATTGAAAAGCTGGAAAAACAGAATGAACAATTGAAATTAATGTTATTGAATAGAAGTAACAGTGAATGGCTACTGACAAGACAGGAAGGAAAACTCACAAGAAGGAGAGAGACTGACAGGATAGCGGAACTTATACCATATGCGGAATCACAAGGAAGTAAAAATGCGGACAAACTGTATGTGGTTTATTCAAAGCTGGTAAATAAACTGGCTGGAATTAAAGGCGGAATGAGGGAGAGTGTTAATGTTGAAACTTTATTGCATATCAAAAAGCTTGAAGATTTATTTTCTGAGATTATAGCTGAAAGAATGAAAGGTAAGGTATTCTACAAGGAAATTTATTCAGAATGTAAAGAACTAGGCTCACAACTAATGAAATTCATGAAACTGGATATAAAAGCTTTGACTGTAAAAAAAGCTATCTAAAAATATTTTTAAAAAAATATTGACAAGTTAGACACTTATATGTTAATATGTTTGTGTCTAACGAGAGGAGAAGAAATGGAAAAAAGAGATTTGAATATTTCTTTTCAAAAAGCTGGAAATGGTAAAAACGCAAGATTAATTGTGCCAATACCTTGGTTAAGAGAATTAGGAATTACTGAAGAAGAAAGACAAGTAGAATTGATTTTTGACAAAGAAAATAACCAGTTGATTTTGAAAAAGAAATAAAAAAACTCCCAAAATCCTTTTAGTTAGATTTTAGGAGCATACTGTATAATAACAGCCTAATCACCTTTATTATACTGTATAAACTCCAAAAAATCAATATTTTCAGGAGGAAAAATATGACATTTAAGGAAGAATTAGGATTTGACATTACAAGGGTATTACTGGACAGCCACAATGAGAAGCTGAAGAAATTAAAAAAGGAATTCATGGACTTGTTGGAGAAAGCATATGAACTTGTTCCAAATGACAAGAAATTGAAAATGGCAGATTTGGAAGACGCATTTTCATCTTATGTGGAAGCAGTGAAAAGGGAATATTACAATGCAAGTTTAACAGTGGATATAATAGTTCAGAATAATATTGAAAAGGAACTGAAGGCAAAATGTCAGAGAGCGTAAAAAAGTATAATAGGAGGATAAAAGAATGAATTTAGTAAAAATAGAAGATAAAGAACTGGTAATAAAAGAATGGAATGGAGAAAGAGTCGTAACTGCTAAAGATATAGCAGAACTTCATGAAAGAGATGTTAAAAGAGTAAATGAACAATTTAATAGGAATATTGATAAATTTGAACTTGGAAAGGATTATTTTCAATTAACAAGGGAAGAAATGAGGAAGTCGCAATTTGCGACCGCCTTATCTAAATACAGTAATAACGATATCGAAAACTTATTTACTGAAAGAGGGTATTTAAAACTGACAAAAACTTTTACAGATGAATTAAGCTGGAGAATACAGGATATACTGGTAGACAGTTACTTTGCATTGAAAAAGATAGCTAAAGAAATAAAACCAGTTTCGGAATTTCAGATAAAGAATCAGGAAATAAGAGACAGATACAGTAGAGCAAAAATGTCAAAGGAACTTTTAGAAATTGCAAAAAATACAGATAATGCAATGTATAAAGAGATTTTAACAGCTTATGCTGCAAATACTTTGGCAGATAAGAATATATTACCATTACCGAGATTGGAACAGAAAACATATACTGCTACTGAAATAGGAAATATAGTTGGTGTTTCATCTAAAAAAATAGGAATGATTGCGAATGAATATAATCTGAAAACAGATGAAAATGGATATTTAGCGGCGGATAAGTCGCCTTATTCAAATAAGCAGGTGGAAAGTTTCAGATATTTTGAACATGCAATAGAAAAATTCAGAGAAGCATTAGAAAAAGAAAAGGAGATAAATTAACATGTCAATAGAAAAGATAAAGACATTTAAAGAATTCAGAGACCAATTAGATTTTGAAACAACAAATAAGCTGGCAGAAATTTTTCAGATGATTGCTAAAAAAGATGGATTTAAAGCTACTAACACAGAAACAGGAAAAGACATTTCGGATGAAGTTATTGAAAATGAGATTGGAATGGAAAGAATAGACATAGAAAGCATTGAATTTC